GGTTTGGGGGGTATAGCCGTGACACTTCCCGGCAATTCTGCAACACTACACGGCAATTTGTGCAACACTTCACGGCAATTTTTGCGACACAACACGGCATTTTTTTCAGGGCACTTCCCGGCAATTTTAATCCTTCACAATGCCATCATGTTCAAACCGGAATACCATGTCAAGCGTTGCCATTGTTGGAATCGCTGCCGGGTTAGGAATCTCTTTACCTTCCCCGTTTACTATCTTTTTGATTGTGGGGTTTGGGATTTTGATATTCTGGTATTTCTCGGATAGCTTTGTTTGAGTTGCCAATAATTCCCACGTTTTCAAGAAACAACGCCGAAGAATAATATTTGCATTGCGTGTGTCCTGCCTTCGCAGACGTTCTGCTAACTGTACATTTCTTTCAACAATCGTTCTGGCCTTGATATTCGCGGTATTGCTTCCAGCTTCTTCAATCAGCGCAAGGATTATAAAGACGTTTTCAACCGCCGCTTTGTTATGTTCCTTGACCAATGAAGGCAATGCCAAATATGAATGCATCGGCTGCAATAACGGGGTTCCGCTTTTGCTCAATTTGACATTGTTATTTCTGTCACGCCTTTTAGCTGCTTCATACGTTTCTTTCAGTACCCTTTTAATGTAGGGGGATGAAATTGTCAGTACGTTTGTAACCGGGTTGTATTCTTCAACATTCAGCACTTGCAAATAACCTTCCCGACGTTTTCCACCTTCATTGTAGACAACCACACCACGAATAGAATGAAATATGTCGAATTTGGCAAGGATATTCTGTTTAATGTCCTCTTGAGATAGATTTGACTTCAACTTCATCGTTTTAGCCAAATCCGGAATATAAATTGAAATGGTTTCGGTTTCAAATATGTCAAAACCATTCTTTTCATATTCCTTTAGATAGATCGTATATATCAGCACCAAAAAAGGCAAATCAATCTTTTCAATCCCTTCCTTTGTTGTGACATTCTGCAATTCCAGCTTGCTTAATGCTTTAAGACGGGGTTTCACACCGGGTTTATCCAGCACCGGCATCAGCAACTTTCCATCCTCAAATTTCATGGATTCTATTGCAGCCCTGTCAAATTGAATCATGTAGGCCTTGCCTTTTTGATAGAAGCTGATTGAATTACGGTAGTCCTTTAGTGTGGTAATCGCCATCACCTGGGGCATATCCGCAAGGGTTGATTCTTCCTGCGCCTTCCTTCTTGTCCTATATTGCCTTTTGATTGCTTCATACAAGGTAACACAATCCGCAATGTAAAGGCTTTGGAAATAGCCAACTCTATCAGCTTCAAACAAGGCCCATTCATCATCCGACAAATCTAAATCAATGATTTCCTTAAAATCTTTCCTTGTCAGCCGTTGAACAAATTTATAAAGTTCCGTCCCTTCCTTTCCCTGTTCCAAATTTGTAATAATTTCAATGGCTTCCCCATGTTCCTTGTGGTAGTTGTCCAGCAATTCAAATTGTTCCCGCAAAAGTGCATGGTAATTTTCATCGTTTGGATTCAGTGAGAATATGACATTCATAAGGGGCATATCAAATTCATGTTGCCTTACTACGTCATGTGTTGATTCATATTTCTTGTATTCTTCAAAAAACTTTGCTTCATCCTTGTCCAGCAAAGCCCCATACAATTCCGTAGCTACTTTGTCACCGGCGTTCATTCGCTCAATCAGTTCACGCCTTGACATTCGCTCATAAACAGGTTTCCGCGCCACGCTTCCGCCTCCCCTGCTTCCGTTTTTCCGCTGCCGCCTTCAATTCATCCCCGGCAACGTAACGTTTGCCGGAGATGATAACAGCTTTCATCATGCCCCGCCGGATTCTGTTTTGAATCGCGCCGGTTGTCATCCCTATCAACGCCGCCGCTTCATCCGGCGTGTACAACTGCATCCCATCCAGCACAATCATTTGATTCTCCCCCTATGTGGCAACAGATCGTCGCGGGTTTTCAGATAATCCGTGATAATCATGTCCAACGCTTCCTTGATCGTCAATCGGTCTGTGTATGCTACATCCTTCAAGCCGTTCAGCGTGTCCAGCTTCATGATGAAGCTGGCGCGTGTCTCCGTCGGGGGCAGGCCGTCTTGCACCCCGCCACGGATTAAATCCGGGTTCCTGGGCTTGCCGCTGCTGGGCTTGCCGCTGGGGGCTTCAATGCCCAACCGTTCCCGCTCCCGCTCAACGTCAAATTCCTGGTTGATGCTCGGATGTTCCTGCTGTTCCTGATTCAGTAAAGGATTATTCTGTAATCTTCTTGCCATGATGTTTACACCCTTTCCATTATTTCACTTGATAAATCAATGTATTGTGTGGAAACACTGTTTACATTGTATTCAAAGACATCTTTCCCAACCCCTGGGGATTCCGCAACCTTGATTGACTTCTTTATCTTCGTCTTGAATAGCTTCCCCGGCAATGATGATTCAATCGCTTCCGCAACGTCTTTATGCAGAATTGTCCGCCCATCGTATATTTGTAACAAAACGCCGATTATATCAAGCTGGGGATTCATGCGCCGCTTGACAATGTTGATTGTGTCCAGCAACTGCGCCATGCCATGCAGGGAATAGTAATGCGGAATCAAGGGGACAATTGCCCCCGTCGAAGCTGTCAGCGCCATCAAGGTAACAACGCCCAATGACGGGGGGCAGTCTATCAGAATGAAGTCATAAGGCTTCACAAGCTGCCCCAACGCTTCCCGCAAAAGAAAGTCCCTGCCGGGGATGCTTGAAAACTCAATGTCAGCGCCCGACAAAGCAATGTCCGCTGGTAGTATGTCATAGGCCGCGCCGGGTTTCTGCTGGATTGCATTGTTAATGTCGCCGGTCCCCTTCAACACTTCCCACAACGTCAAATCCCCATCGTGCAGCACAATCCCTGCACCTGCTGTCAAGTCCCCTTGCGCATCCGCATCAATCAGCAAAACAGACTTTCCAGCCCTGGCAAGCGCCGCCCCAACGTTCAAACAGGAAGTTGTTTTGCAAACGCCGCCTTTCTGATTCACAAAGGAAATGATTGTCATGTGTTCGCCCCCGTCCCGTTCTCCAGCGCTTCAATGATCGCGCCCACGTCACAACGCGCCCCCATGTTATCGCCCGTGTCGAACGTGTCGAAGATCGCGTTGACTTCCGCAATATCAGTTGCAAAGGCAATAGATTCTTTCAGCTTGTTTGTGGGGTAATCTTCCTTTGCCTGGGCTTCATAATGGTCATAAACCGCCTGGTGTATAGTGTCAGTCAATTCGTCGGTTTGAAGTAATGCCCATTGCGCAAACTTCAATGCAGCAATCACATATTCCCGCTGCTGCCCATCCAGATTTATAATCATGTGTCCATTCTCCTTTTTGAAGTTCTGGGGGCTGTTTCCAGCCCCCGCCGGTTCCGTTGTCATTCTTCCAGCGCCTGCGCCGTGTTGTGCATGATTTCAAACAGTTCGGCATCATCCTGCAAATCGGTTTCGTCGAAGGCATCCCGCGCGCCCTTCCTGCCCCTGGCGTTGTCATAGAAGGCCATAAGCAAGGCGAATTGTTTTTTAGACAAATGAAGGGACAAATTACCGTCGGATTCTTCCAACGCTTTCTTTCCAGCATCAACAAACGATTCATGCCACGGGTTAGGATTGTCATCATAGGTTGCCGCCACGCTCATAACCGTGTGCGCGTTGTCGATGGTCTGCAACCTGGACAGCAATTTCTTAAAAGCTGGGGTTGCGGTAATATCTGCCGTTCCTGCTGGGGTAGCCGTGTTTTCCATTGCTTCAATCAACAGTTCGATTTCTTCAAACGTGAGTTCAACATTAATGATTTCCATGATAATCTCCCTTCCTTGACTTCGCACAAGGGGAAATGCTATAATCAGCACAGCCCCCACAATGTTGATTTTCGTTGCTGCTGGGGTTGCCCCTGTTCCTTCCGCAAAAAACAGGGGCTTTCATTCTGTCCATACCATCAAATCACCTTCTTTCATAAATCATGTAAACATTATAAACTAAACAAACAGGGGTTGTCAACCCCTGTTCCTGGATTCTTTTGAATTTTTTGTTATTCCTGGGAATACGGCAATACACTGTTTTCCTTGATAGTTCCTGTGTACTCTTTCGCGTAAAGGAACATTTCAGCACCTTTGTAATCTTCCGGAACGTCCATTCTGGTAACTTCATACCACGTTCCCGCATAGCGAATATAGCTGCCGGTTGCCGTCACTCCATCACGGTAATTGAAAACAAATATCCGGGTTTCATTCTCATAGTAATGCGCAGCGCCAAATATCTGTTCTTGCGTCAACTGCCGTGTGTAGCACCACAATGCAGCTGGGGAAATGGGCCTGTAGGCTGTAACAGAATTTCCGTATTTGTCCCGTGTCGTGCTGCCTTTGTAGATCATGGCTTTTTTATCCTTCAAGTAAAAAAGTCCTCTTTTGTTGATGTTCCCTTGCGTATATGCCACAACATTCAACCCCTTCCAATTTTCGCGTTCATCTGCTTCAATTCGTTGTAATGCTCACACAATCCAACATATGAATCCAGCAATGAAGCAAACCCATCAATTCTATATTTCGGGTTCCTGGCCTTCACCGGCATCAAGTTCCCGTTCCTATCTTCCGTAACGCCGACATTGCACATACACCATTTCAGCAATGGATTGTCGTTATAGTTTATCTTCCTGGCCTTCAAGTCAGCGCCCAACCGTTCCAACGGAATCGACAATGTTTTGAATCCTTGAATGCAGCGAATCATTTTGAATCCCGCTGCCGTCATTTCATCAACCCAATATCGCGCCGAATAGCTGTCATAATAAACCATGGAAACGTAAATGCCGCGCTGCTTCACCATTTCGATAAACCATTGTGTAATCATCGTCGGCTTGATCGTATTCCCTGGGCATAGGCGCAATAATCCCCGTTCCTTCCAGATCGCATATGGAATCTTTTCATCCCGGCAACGCTCCGCAAATCCATCTTCCGGCAAAAAATACATCTGTTCAACATAGCGTTTTTCCTGGGCATCCATCCAAAGCAGTGTTGCGCAAGTCAAATCCGTTGTAATGCTCAAATCAGCGCCGCCGATGGCGCAAGCGCCACGGAATCCAGAAATGTCGAATGTTTCCGGATTGTTTATGCTGTCATAGTCAAGCCATGCAGCATTGACGGTTGAAATGATATTGAAGTCCTTGCATAGAAGGCCGCGCAATTCGCCGGGGCTGTTCTTTGCCCGTTCTACCTTCCCGCGCAAGTCATCCAGCTTCTTTATGCTTCCCAATCCCGGATTTGCCTTTGCCCACGCATCCGGCAATGTCCATTCGTCTTTGCTGTCCAGCTCATACAGCACCGGCAAAAATGCGTCGTCCTGGATAGTTCCGTCCGCCACGCCGGAAGCATAGGCATAAAGGGAATCAAAGATTGTTTCCCGCTGCGTTCCTGCCGTCGTGATCGACACAAGCAGGGGTTGCCGCCGTGCGGATTGCGATTGCTTCATGACTTCATAGACGTTTCTATCCTTGATACTGTGCAGCTCATCCACAATAACCAAATGGGCGTTTAGTCCGTCCAGCGTGTCAGAATTGCGCCCCAACGCCTGTAATTTCGCCATTGACAGGGGGCAATATAAATCCGCCTTGCGCTTTTTCAGAATCCTTGACAGTTCCGGGGATTGTTCCACCATATGCAAGCATTCATCAAAGACAATCCGCGCTTGTTCTTTCTTTGAAGCTACTGCATACACTTCCGCGCCGGGTTCCTTGTCCGCAATCAGCATATACAGCGCAAGGCCGCTTAGAAGCGTGCTTTTGCCGTTCTTCCGCGCCATGTACAACATAGCTTCCCGGAAGCGCCGCAAGCCTGTAGAAGCGTCCACAAAGCCAAACAAGGCCGCAATGAAGGCACGTTGAAACAATTCCAGCTTCACGGGGTTCCCTGCCCATTCGCCTTTTGAGTGCCGGCAGAATTTTTCCATGAAGTCAATGGGGCGCTGGGCCTTGCGTTCATCAAAGACGAATCCCCCGCGGGGATGCTCAATTTCATTCGCAAGCCGTTCATAAACCTTTGCAACGCGCCTTGAAACAACAATGTCCCCCGCCCGGATCCGGTTCACATATTCCTGGATATGATTCACGGATCCGCGCCCCCGTCATCGTTTAGCCAATCCGTCAAGGCGCTGGGGGCTTCCTGCTGGCCCCTGGGCATCATGTCGCACAACTGCTTGAACAATGCCCCATAGCGCGCAATAAGGCGCGTGTATGAACTCAATGCAGGGGCTTCACGCATAAAGGATTGCTTTCCCTGGGTAAATTCTTCCAGCGTCCCCCGCGCCTTGATTTCCTTTTTCAGTTCCTTCAACGTGTCGCCCATGAAAAGCAATTCCGCAATCAAGCTTTCCGCAATGCAACGCTTTTCCTGGGGAACCGTTTCCAATATCCCATTAAGTTGCTGCTTAATCTTACTAACTCCCATCAAATCACCTTCAAATATCGCCGTTTTAAGGCGATTTCAGCCGTTCACATGGGGGATTATAGCCCCCCGCCTTCCAAAAACGCCTTGTAGGGGCTTAATTACCTGCCCCCACCGTTCCCAGGCGTTTGTGCTGGTTTTGCTCAATGGGGGGTAGCTGCTGGCGAACACATCAATCATATTCGTCATCATAATAATCAGAATCATCAATGTAATCATCGTCATCATTGTAATCAGATGAAACATAGTATTCAGTATGATAATCAATCAGCGCTTGCAGCTTGTCCCGCAATGCTATTACTTTTTTGAGTTCATCCGGAAGAATCAAACTTGAAATAAAAGACAGCTCCATCACAAATTCAGCTTCTTCCCGTGTGATCGTCGGCAACTCACCCATGTTTTTCTCCCTTCACAATGTTCCCCTGTGCATCAAACGTCAAGCCATAATCAAATGCTGTTGCCCCATGTTCTGCAAAGTGTTCCTTGTTATGGCAATCCATGCACAAGCATTCAAGGTTGTTCGTGTTCAGTGTCACGGATGGATTATGGATATTCCCTGGGTTCAAGTAATGCTTGTGATGGCAGATTGCAGCCGGTTTCCCGCAGCGCTCACAAACATAATTGTGCTGCTGCATATACGCCTTGGAAACGCGCCGCCATGCTGCGGAATGATAGAACCGCCTTGCCGCTTCATTCATCCCCTGCGCCCTTCCATGCAGCCGCCTTGAACGTCAGCACCTTCAACAGACTGTTGATAGTTCGTGTCAGTCTTATATCATCCGTGTGGGTTCCGTAATACCAAAGTTCCATGATGAAGTTGCCCACCGTCGCAACCAACGGTTCCGTTCCCTGCTGTTCAGCCGTCATCCCTGTTACCTGTTCAATGTAATCCGGCAATGCTTCAACCAACGATGTAACAAGTTCGTCGTTCGTGCCTTCATCCAAATGCAGCGCGTTCCGCGCATCAGCAACAGTATAATTCGCCAACATGGTTCATCCTTCTTTCAACATCTTTTTCAGCACTCGGAACAATGCGCGCAGTTCCCCGTTGTTCAGCACCACGCCGCCCATTGGAGAAACAACACCGTTCGGAAGCTTTGCCCACCGTCGTAAATCCAGCGTTGCCGGGTTGCCATTGAAGGAAACAACATTCAGTTCCTTTGTGATTGTCCGTCTTGAGTTTTCCAGCTTCCCAATCACAGCAATCCTTTTAATGATTCTGTAGCTGCATTCTTTCATGTTGCTATCCCCCTATAGCGCAGGGGCATAGGTTCCACCCATGCCCCCGCTGTTTACTTTGTGTGTGGTAGTCCCTGGCCTTTACGCGCTGGCCTTGCAAATCTTCACAAAGGCTTCATTGACAAGGGGCTTACAATCGGCAATTGCCAACGCCCTGTAATCAATCATGCCCTTCCGGAAGCTGCTTTCCCTGCTGGCTTCAACGGTAATCCCTTCCACAAGGTTATAGCTCATATAATGGGCAAAGTCAGCGATATAGAAAACATTGTCAGCAATGTAATCATCAACGATGATTTCATGCCCCAACACCTTGCCCACGGAATCGCCCTGGGGATTCTGAATGAAAATGGGGCGCTTGTTGCTGTCCACCATACCATAAAGGACATTGTACAACGTCGCGTTGTTGCAAGCGATTTTCGCGCCCTGGGCATAACCACGCTTCAACAGGGCAAACGCCGCCACAATGTCAGCATAGCCGATGTCAGCATTGGCCGCAACTTCAATGCAGTTCTGGCCGGTTCCGGAAGTCACCCACGTGATCGCCGTTTCAATGCCGGTTCCCTGGCCGCTGCCGGTTCCGTCAATCAGCGCCTTGTTGATCGTGTCCAGCACGCAGGCAGACAGTTCATTAACAAGGTAGCCTTCAAAGGCCGCAATGCTCATGCGCCGCGCCTTCTCGGAAACGCTGAAAACCTTAATCAGTTCGTTCCCGGCAAAGGTAACGGAAGTCAGCGCCACGCCGTCAGCGTCCACCGCTGCGCCTTCAACGTGCCACGCCGCCGCGCTGTTCGGGGTAACAACGGGGATAGACACATTGGAAGGAATCGCAAACGCCCGGCATTCCGGAAGCAAGCCGCCCTGCGTCCTGGCCTTCTGGATAATCTCATTCAGCGTTGCAGTGGGAATCACCGCCGCCGCCGTGCTGCTGGTAATGGGCGTTTCGCTGCGCTGCTCCATCACGCGCCGCGCCGCTTCAAACGCCGCCTTTTCCGCTGCCGTCATATCCTGGCCCAACATGGACTTGAAAAAGGCGCTGCGGTATTCCTTGGAATCCAGCACATCACCGGCAACCGCGCCGCCCTGGGCGTTCATGCCCGTAATGATGTTCATGCCCTGGGCCTGGGGCTGCTGCTGGGCGCTCATGCTGCGCAACTGGGCGTTTTCCTTAGCTTCCATAATGCCGCGCAACTCAATGTTCGCCGCCGCAATGTCAAGCCCCTGGGCGTTGCCGTCAATCTGCGCCTGGATTTCCCGCGCGCGCTGCTCCATCGCTTCAATCGTGAAATTCCGATAGTAATTAAAAGCCTGCTGAATGTTATCAAACTTCATGGTAAAGTCATTCCTTTCAAGAATAGAATTGATTAACGCTTGCGCCTGTTTTGCCTGGTTGAAGGCATCCAGCGCCGCGCCCTGGGCGTTCCTGGCTTCAATGCTGGTTTGTGGATACGCAGGAAACGACACAATAGAACATTCGTACAACTTTCCGATTCTGGTAATTGTGCGCGTGTTCGTTTCTGCATTGTATTCGTCGCCGCCTGCCGGAATCGTGAATGCAAACGACATTCCCGACATATCCCCGCGCCTGACAGCTTCATAGACTTCCCGCGCCGCTTCCGTGTCCGGCAATGTGGCCTTCATCGTCATCCCTGCCGGGGTAACTTCAAGCTGCATTGTCCTGGGCGTTCGTGCAAGCGGAATTTTGCTTGAATCATGGTTCACAAGCAAACGCACATCCGATAAATCAGCGCCATCCAGCGCCCCCGCCCTGATAACTTCCGTGTAGCTGCCGCCCATGTCTGTTATCGTTGTGGGACTGTCGAACACAATCGGCATTCCCTGCAAAACAAGGCTTTTTTCGTCCCCTGCCGGGGCCGTTGCCCTGATTTCACACAACCTGATTTCCTTCATTCCTGTTCCCTGCTTTCCTTGCAATCGCATTTTTCCCCTGCGTCCAAATGCGCGCCGCAATATGGGCATACTTTGAAATATCTGTTGAAAAGGTATTTTCTGTTTACATTGTTTACTTTATTCACCTTTATTCCCACCTTGCAACTGATATTCGTCAGCGTGTTCAGCGTTTACATAGTTCAATGAGAAAATACGACGTTCCCCGCCGTCCACGCCCGGAAGGTTCAGCACTTCACGCGCTTCATTGATCGACATCAAGCCCATAGGCATCAGCTTTTCAATCAAAGCAACCCTTGTTTGGTTGCTTGCATACTGCAAACGCCCGGATTCAAAGATTATTTGATTGCCATAACCGATTTCCCTGGGCGTGAAAACCTTTGCCGTCATTTCCTGGCCCAATTCCACCGCAAACGGTTCAATGATGCTTTCATAGAAGGATGAAAAGCAATCTTCCGTGTAATTGCTGCTTACAATGTTTTCATTTATTCCCAAATAATCATAGATCGCCTTTTTAATTGCTTCCTGCTGGGCCGCAGATAGCAACACCGGTTTGGAATCCACGGGGGTAAAGTCAAACTTGGAATCAAGGGGAATCACGCCGCCGTTGTTCTCAATCGTCAAGTAGTTGTTGACAAACTTTTCCTTGACTTCCTTCAACATTTCTTCCGGCATCATCTCGGAATAGCGAACAATGCCACGGATATTTGCAGCCGTCTTGATCGCGTTCGTAATCCCTTCATTCACCGCCTGGGCCGCTTCCAGCGTCGGAAACAAGGCGCTGTTGTCATCGCCCAATAGTTCATTGCTATTGAAGTTCCTGCGCAGGTGGATTAGATCGCAGTACGGGAATATTGCTTCGTGTCCCGTCCGGAAGGTGAATTTGCAAAACAGATTGTTCCCGGCATCCGTCAGCATTTCCACGTTGGAGTAATTGACAGGGAATATCCCTGTCACGTTCCCGCGCTCATCCCGCATTATCAGCGAAAACGCATTGTTCAACGTGTAATAATGGGTTGCCATCTTATACAGCCAATTTGAAGCCGTCATAAACGGATTAGGCCGATTCTGCAACAGTCTGTTCAACCTGGCATCGCCGGATTGCCGGTTGTCACCGTTCATAATGATATGGTTGCCCTTCAGCTTGGAGATGTTCCGCGCAATAGCATCAATCGCCCCACGGTAAATGTCGCTGCTGTAGGCATCCCCGGTAAATATCGAAAACGCGCCCGTTGGTTCCTTGACAAGCTGGGCCGCGCTGTTCGCCCTGGGCTGTTTTCTGAATATCCTGTCAAACAAGCTCATTCCTGTTTTCCCTTCTTTACCTGATTTCAAGCGCCATATATAGAAACATTTATTTCAATGTTTTCACTTATATTATACAAGGTTCCATGTTGTATGTCAACGCCCATGTAAACATAAAACATATACGTTGACATTGTTGTTCCTGTTGTGCTATAATACAGATGCAGGGTTTTAAGCGCCACAAAAATGCCGGTTGTGAATTTTCTCCTTTCTACACAACCGGCATCCTTTTTTTATTCAATTATTCGTAATCGTCAGATTCTTCTATTTCATCCGCCCATGGATTTTCTGAATCTTCTATTTCAACAAAATCATCTCCGTCATACGGATTCACAATGGGCGTGAAAGTGCTGCTTCCAGCATTGAAACGCAAGTACAGCTTCCCCCGCGCCGGAATCATTCTGGATTTCAGCGTTTGCAATATCATGTCGCGTTCTTCCATCGTCTGCAACGCTTCCATCACGTCCGGATTTTCCGGGGTTGCTTTCACTTCTTTTTCTTCATATTCCCCCGTATCTTCATTATAGTGTCGGACATTGATTTTCCGTTTCTCATGCAGCGCCCTATAATTCAAAGATAGCTGAATATCCGCAGAATATTCAATCGCGCTGGAATCGCGCCCGGATTCAAGTGTAATTGTGCCCTTGCTGTTCGCTGCCCTGTTGTTCGCGCCGATTGCGAACACATAGGAATCATTCTGCACCGCCCAATCTTTCAACCGCTTCACCGCAAGCTTAATCACGGTTGCGGAATCCATATCGCGCCCCTTGTCATCCTTGCCCGTAATTAGATGCAAATAATCAATCACAGCAACAGGGGGGTTGCGTCCCTTTTTTTTGCACCATGCAGCCGCCTTTTCAAGACAAGCCATTATCAACCCAATATCGCTTGTCCCTTCAATCGGATTATAGTGCATGAAGGGATTGATTTTTTCTTGATAAACCGCCGCCGCAGATTCAACATAGGCACGTTGTTCATCTGTCCACTTGTAACCGCGCATTACCTGCATTGCATTCATATTTCCACCTTGAATGTGAATCAACCTGGATAAACTGCGCGAATATAGCTGTTCCCTTGACATTTCCAGATTTATAAATAGCACATCCGTTCCCAACGCCGCCGCCGTTTCAAAGACCTGTTGACAGAAGGTTGTCTTTCCAGCGCCGGGGGCCGCAGTCAGCATTATCAGCGATTGCCGGGGAATCCCGCCATACAGCAACCTATCAAAGGCACCCATGCCGGTTCTAACTGGCCTGTATGCTTCCGTTTGAATCTTCTCCATGAAGGAAGTAAAGGCATCAACGCGCTGGGGCTTCCTGGGGGCTTCCTGGGGCGCTGTCAACGCTTCCCCCTGCGCCTGTTCAGCCGGAAGCGCCTGGGGCTGTTCCTGGGCTTCCTGGGGGGCTGCTGGGGCTTCATATCCATCGTATTCAATCCAATCATTAAAATCCATTGCAGCACTGTTGAAGTGTTCCGTTTCCCTGGGGACTTGCTGCCGTTCCGGAGTATTCGCAACCAAATCATTGATTCTTTCAATGGTTTCTTCCGCGCCCAACGCCTTCACCATGTCGGATATATCGCCTTTGTCGGGGCATTCCGCCCACGCTTGGGAAATATCCAGCATATAGATAGCTTCAACGTGTTCCTGTAGTTCCGCCGCTTCCAGATCGGCAAACGCCCGCCCCACGTCATCATTATCCCAAAGGATATAAACAACCTTGCCTTCAAGCTGCTGGGTGTATTCCTGCCGCCATTTCCCGCCGCCGGTAGAAGTTGACGCGCCGTTTTCTGTGCAAACCGTCGTTATCCCCATCAACCCATAAAGCGTGTCAGCATCCTTTTCACCTTCCACGATGAAACAAAGTGCATCGACAATATCCCCACGCACATAAAGCCGGTTCGGGTTGTCGCCGCGCCCAAAGGCAACGCCGGATTTCTTTGAATCGTCGGCATGAATCCAACGGAATGTTTTCTTTCCGTCGGATTGCTGCCGGAAGCGAATCTTGCAAACCCCATCTTTGAAGGTTCCGTAATCGTATGAATAGACTGCTTCCAGCTTCAAGCCATGTTCACCGGCATACCATTGAAGGAATTGCCGCCGCTTTTCATCCGCTGCCAATTCCGGCATCAAGTCACCTGGGGCAATGCTTAATGCACCACAAATATCATAGAACGTGCAGCCGGTAAAACAGTTCATCAGAATTTTTCCGCTGCCGCTGTCGAAGGTCACTGACAAGCTGCGTTCCCTGTCATTGTGGGCATGACGGTTCCCGCAAGGGCAACGCGCAAGCCATTTGTTGTTTCCCGTCTGCTTCACGCCTTGCAGCCGGGTCAAAAGATCGCTAATCAGAATCACGATGTAAGCCCCCTTATTCTTTATGAAAAAATTGCCGGTTCCCCCCGTTCCCCATCGTAAATGAAAAGGCGATTGCAGTCAAGCAATCGCCTTTTTCATTCTTTAAGTCTTAAAGACTTAAAGTCTTGAAGGGTTGCAGACCATGCAGAATCCCTTTATTTGCAAGGGGTTTGGGGGGTATAGCCGTGACACTTCCCGGCAATTCTGCAACACTACACGGCAATTTGTGCAACACTTCACGGCAATTTTGGAAACACTACACGGCAATTTACGCCACGCTTCACGGCAACCCCTGCAACGCTTTCCGGCAATATGTCATCCCTTCAAAATTCCATCGTGTTCAAATCTGAATACAATATCAAGCGTTGCCATTGTCGGAATGTTCGCGGGGTTCTTCTCGTCCGGAAGCTTGATATTCTGGTATTTTTCAGATAGCTTTGTTTGGGTCCTTAGAAGCTCCCACGTTTTTGTAAAACAACGCTTTAGGATGATATTTGCTTTTCTCGGGTCTTGTCCCCGCAACCGTTCCGCAAACTGCACATTCTTTTCAATGATCGTGCTGGCCTTGATATTCGCTGTATTGTTTCCAGCTTCTTCAATCAACGCAAGGATGATAAAGACATTTTCAACTGCTGCCTTGTTCCGTTCCTTGACTAATGACGGCAAAGCCAGATATGAGTGCATCGGCTTCAACAGGGGGGTTCCGCTTGCGCTCAACTTGACGTTGTTTTTTCTGTCGCGCCGCTTGGCTGCTTCATACGTTTCTTTCAGCACCCTTTTTATGTAGGGGGACGAAATTGTCAGTATGTTTGTAACGGGGTTGTATTCTTCGACGTTCAGCACTTGCAAATATCCTTCCCGCCGCTTTCCGCCTTCATTGTAGACAACCACGCCACGAATGGGATGAAATACGTCAAATTTCGCAAGGATATTGTTTTGAATATCTTCTTGAGATAGATTTGACTTCAAGCGCATTGTTTTTGCTAAATCCGGAATATAGATTGAAATGGTTTCGGTTTCAAGTATATCAAAACCATTCTTTTCATATTCCTTTAGATAGATCGTGTATATCAGCACTAAAAAAGGCAAATCTATCTTTTCAATCCCTTCCTTTGTCGTGACATTCTGCAATTCCAGCTTGCTTAATGCTTTAAGACGGGGTTTAACGCCGGGTTTGTCCAGCACCGGCATATATAGATTGCCGTCCCTAAATTCCATTGATTCTATTGCAGCACTGTCGAATTGAATCATATATGCCTTGCCTTTTTGATAGAAGCTGATTGAATTACGGTAATCCTTTAGAGTAGTCACCGCCATCACCTGGGGCATATCAGCAATGTTTGATTCTTCCTGGGCTTTTCTCCGTGTCCTATACTGCTTTTTGATACCTTCATACAAGGCAACACAATCCGCAATGTATAGGCTTTGAAAATAGGCAACTCTATCAGCTTCAAACAATGCCCATTCATCATCAGACAAATCTAAATCAATGATTTCTTTGAAGTCGTCCCGTGTCAGCCGATGGACAAACTTATATAATTCCGTCCCTTCCTTTCCCTGCTCCAAATTTGTAATGATTTCAATGGCTTCCCCATGTTCTTTGTGGTAGTTGTCCAGCAACTCAAACTGTTCCCGCAAAAGAGCATGATAGTTTTCGTCGTTCGGGTTCAGAGAAAAGATAACATTCATAAGGGGCATATCAAATTCATGTTGCTTTGCTACATCGTGTGTAGCTTCATACGTTCTCCATTCTTCAATAAACTTTGCTTCATCCCTATCCAGCAAAGTTCCGTATATTTCCGCTGCTACTTTGTCCCCGGCGTTCATTCGTTCAATCAGTTCACGCCTTGACATTCGCTCATAAACAGGTTTCCGCGCCACGCTTCCGCCTCCCCTGCTTCCGTTTTTCCGCTGCCGCCTTCAATTCATCCCCGGCAACGTAACGTTTGCCGG